ATCGTTCTCAACTGCCGAAACTGTAGACTTCAAGGTTCCAGCGGTGAATGCTAAGTCTAGAGAAGCCTTAATGGCAATAGCAAAGAGGTCAGCATTGCCTGACGCAGCACGCGAAATCTCTGTAGCAGAGGTTGTGGTAGCAGTCATTGTAAGGGTTACGGTTGTATCGTCAAAATTGGTGAGGACGATTGTTTTGCCGTCATCAGCAGCAATTGGCGCGGAATCTGTAATAATAACAGCGCTTCCAGTAGCAACACCAACAATACCACCAAACAGTGAATGTTCTGTCAAATCCTTATGATAAGGTTGACGTACTGCCATGTTTCTGAAGGGCAGCGCATTGTTGGGAGAGAGCGGGTTAGAGTGCACATCCCTAAACTGTTGCTTAGAATCTTGCTTAGAGCCAGGGGCGGCGAATCGGTCAGTGAAGATTGTCTGGTTCGTGCGAACGGCATTATCACCGCCTGTAAACGCCAAGGCTCCATTTCCGCTCGCAGGGTCGTTATCTGATGGATTGCAAACTAATTCTCCGCCGGCACCAGTAATGAACGTTCCCGCCACAGGTTGATTGCCTTTTGGTCCGGTAATCGCAGAAGTCAGTGTGATCATTCTTGGATTACCGTTGGCGTCGTCTTCTACGGCAGATACTATAGTCTTGAGAAGTCCAGCGGCGGTAGCCAAATCCATAGAAGCTTTAATCTCGGTGGCAAAGTCATTAGCATTGCCAATGGCGGATCTATCAATCTCTGTAGAAGAGCGCGTAGCTGGTGTCAAAGTGAAAATAGCTACAGTCAAATCGTCGTTTGTAATAACGATTGTTTTGCCGTCATCTGCTCCAGTCGGTGCGCCATCCGTAATTAAGATAGCAGTTGCTGCGATAGCTTGGCGTTGACGAGGGGCTGGATAATCTGCCGAACCGGTTAACCCCAATGTTCTGCGCGTTGGGGGAGTTATGAAGGCCGAAGGCATATTGTAATCGTAATGATTATTGTTGAAAATAAAGTCCGTGTTTGTTTCGGAACGATCATTACCTTGTACAACTTCATAGTATTTTGAATAGTTTCCGACAACTCGGACACCGTCGGGAGTGGTGTGTCCGGAAATGACAGTTTTGATGTTGGCAATGTTGAGAGGAGACTTAGAAGCCATCCCTCTTAGATATTGACCTTTGGGCTTATTTTCTACGGTTAAAGTCGTTATGGAACCAGTACCGCCAACAATCTCTAAACTGTATTCTTCGGCGCGATCTGCCGTTCTAAATGGTGCGTTATGGCGTGCTTGAACGCCGCCGACCCACCGTTTGGGGAAGGGCCCCTGCATTGGAACACTGTGTCGGTAAGGTATAATACTGTCTTCATGAAGATTGGTCAGTGAGATGCCTGTCAGTCCGGAACTGATAAGCCCTGCATTATAGCCTGAAGTTACGCTTGAGCTAATCGCTGTGAATGGCGTGATCTGGCTGCCTTTATAAAGTGTTCCGTCTTTGGTTGCTCTAAACGGAATCTTCTTCTTTTCGTTCGGCACATCTTCATCAGAACAATCTTCAAGTAGTTCGAACCGATCAAAAGTTAGATCACGGAAGCGGCGCTTCTTATTGAGGTATTGATTGATACCACCATAATACGGAGGTATTATATTAGCAGACAAACATACCATTGAGTGAGAATTTGTATCCTTTTGGGCTGCATTGAGAACTGCATTTCGGGTTGGCAGGTTGCCGGCAGTTACTACAAGTGGTGCCCCGTCGCGTTCGGCTCTTGTCTGCCACCAAAAGCAATTCTGGCTCTGAAGTCCTGATATTGGTCGGTGGTTTTTGACCCAGCCTGGATAATCCAAACATACAGAGCCCTTGATAGAACCGGAAGGACCAGGGATGCCGCCTGGGCGGCGGTCTCTGAGAATGGAGATCCTATGTTGAATTTTGGGTCGTTCTAAAACATGGTTCTCAACAATTTTGCGGACATCCGTAGCATGGCGAGCAGATTCTGGGAAGAACTCTTCAATAACCTGACTCATTGAAGTGTCTAACCACTTATAATATTCAATATACTTTTCTAAGTCTGGTATATCGTTTCTTACTTTCCGGAAAAAGATCTCGCGGATCTTCTCCATTCTCTTATAATTTAAGCGGTATTTGTTTACAGGTTCGCCGATGAGGTTGTTGAAATCTTTAATGCTGGCAAACAATTCAAGCATTCTATTTGATATGCTGCGATACATACTGCGCTCTATAGCAAAGTAGAAGCTTTCAGGTCTTGTGTAGATTCCAAAAGTTCTATCATCAGAATTGAGAACCTTAACCATTTCATCGCCGCCAACATATTCAGGGACCTGAAGTTTTTCAGTGTAGACATACTCTTTGCGCACCGGTGTGAAATTGGCAGTAAAGAAGTCGCCACGTCCTGTGTGCTGTCTTAGGTTAATGTCGCTAAACATTTCCTTTTGATATTGGCTTGGATAGTCCGCCGCAACGGAACCAGAAGAGAAATCTGTGACAGTAAAGCGACCAGAAGCATTGCTTCCTGTAATATCAGAGAAATCCCAGTTCATTGCAAGAGTCTGAATTCTTGGGATGTAAACGTTTGGATTATTGTTTTGGAAAGAAAAAGCATTTCTATAAGGTCTTTGACAACCGTAAGTGTCTGTCTCTTTTGCCTGCAAATCTAAGGTGCCGCTTGGGAAATAATCTGTCCAATATCTAACACTTGATGCTCTTATATCTGTGTTGTTTAAAACAGTACCTGTGAAGTTTGTTCTGTGCGATCCGACATAAATTCGTTTATTGGATTCAACAATTGCTGAGCCGCTCGCGAAAGATAAGTCAATTGTAGAAAGGAAGCTGTTTCTTTTAATCCCTGTGTCATAATTGACTCCATAAAGATCTAAAGTATAGCCGTCAGCCGCCACAGAAGCGCCGTTGATCGCGTCTGTGAAAGGATATTTTTTAGGACGTAGAGATAAAGTAAAGTTCCATTTCTGGTTATCATATACATCGTTAAAGATTGAACTTGATAAGAGTGTTGTGCCGGCCCGGTTTTTAACGATGAAATACGCATCCCTCACCCGATAATCTGGAGAATATACTTTTGGGTATTCTCCTGGGCTGCGAATGGCATAAACTTGTAGACCATAATCATTAGCTGCTGACTTCCAAGTCATATCTGTTGAGGTCTGGTTTGAATCAAATGGGGTATGAAATCCCATTACGGAGGCTGTTACAACCCTGGGCATCTCGTAAGAAAGGACCTCTGGGCTGTCTTTATCTGGAAATACTATCTCACTTTGCAGAGAGAAAGCAAATTCTTCTAAGTTTACAGAGCCAGTAACAAATCCTTTAGAATTTACATTAGAAGCTTCTGGGTATTGATAAACTGTAGCGCCGTCGTCGCCCTGATTCAGGAGACCCGTAAAATCAGCAAATTTCTTTGTGCTCGTCGTGGAGAAATAATTGCTCTTGACTTCAAAGTCTGAATTATCAGGATAGGTGTTTAGGGCTATGATTTCTTCACTAACACCCAAACAGCGTATGAAGTTTCTAATTGATTTTTCTGTGCCCTTGGATTTTAAAATGAAACTCAGATTGTTATAAATGTTCTTATAAATTGAATTCTTAATATCTACAAGTCGTTGTTCAAAATTTATTTGTTCATCTCTTTCCAAAAATTGTTGTAAAGTGCCCGCATTTTGGAAGAATTCGGGTATTTCCAAACCCATAGATTCAACAAGTCGGTCATTATAGGGATATTCGTTGATGGAAGCGCTAACACTGCCACTGATATATTTCAGATGACGTAATTCTTTGAGTGATGTTAGCTGATTATAGAGAGTATCAAAATAGCTAGAGATAATCTGTGTTATGCTGACTATCTCATTCTCACCGTCTTCTTCTTCCTCAATAATCCAATTAGGGAGGTGGTTTAATAAGCGAGCATTATTGTTATAATCGTAGTTACTTCCGGTTAAAATGTACTCGGCTTTAATTGAAGTATATAATGGGTTTGAGGTTCGGACTATGGGGTCACCAACTTCTTTAACAGAAGTTAAACTAAGGGAGTTAATAGCTGATGCTGTGTTCCTACTATAGGTACTACTATAACCTGTAAATGTACCATTTGATAAACGTCCTGAATAATCTAAACAAACCTTATCAATACTGGATGTTTGAGTTATTCCTTCATTAAACTTTAGATATACGCCCAAAGCAACGTTAGCATCATATAAATCTGTGCCGCCGCCGACGTTATCAAACCAATATCTGCCAATTTGTTCATCGTTTCGGCTAGCCTTCCAGAATCTAAATTCATCCACGGAGGCTGACAACTTTCCGTAACCCTCTGCTGCGCCGGGGAGACCCGAAATATCTGTTCTTAGTGCTCCAATGTTGCCGATCATTGAGCCAGTGACTAAACCAATAGTAGCATCGACTGCTGGTGATATCGCAGTTTGAATACATACACCATTTACAAAGAAATCAATAGTGGGAGAAGATCCTGATGTATTGAACACAAACGCAAAGTTGCGGAATACTCCATCTGAAATACTAATTGCTCCGGTTGTTGGGACCTGTATGGCATCAAAGCCAACTGATCCGGATCTAAGTGTTACATAAAATCTATCTTCTGTCCCTTCTCTTAATTCAATTCTTAGTCTTCCGTATTGAGCGGAAGTGGTGGCAGCGCCGTTCCACAAATCAAAGATAACTTGTCGGTCGGAACTGGTAGAAATATCAATTAGGGAATTCTTCTTGAAGAAAAATTCAACGGTACTTCCGCTAGGACCACCGAACTCAAGGTTGGAAGTTCTATTCTTAGACTCTTTATAAATTGATCCAGAGTGTGGGCCACCCTTTATTTGGATGTATTCGGCTGATGATGAATAATACCCTGTAAGATTAGAGGTTACAGAACCATAATTTCCACCGATCGTCACATATCCTGTAGACGTAGGATAAATATCCTCAAGAATATACTTCTCTAGTGGATTGATTTTATTATAAAAACCAACCCTTTCTAAGATAGAGCCGTCATATGGGTAATAGTTTGCGATGTAATTGAAAGCATTTGTATAATATTGTTCAGCCGAGCCGAACTTTACAAAGTTTTCAGGTTTTGAATAATCAATCGGGGGTAGAAAATAATCCTGCTTTTGCAGAGATGCAGATAGATGAGCACCGGACTCTATTCCATCGCCCAAGGTTGCGGGTGCGCTAAGCTTTAGGAATTTTCCAACAGTAACAATTTGTTTGTTATTGTCAAATAGCTTTTTTACACTCATTTATCTTCTTCTTTTATTTTGAACTTGAACACCTCTGGCTGTTCGGTATACTCACCCTGTAAATAGTATGCAAATGTAATTCCATATGCATAGCCTGGCTCTAGGTATGAAGTATCTAGCTCAAAATAATTACCGCTTACGTCGTAAGAGAGACGACTGAAATAGTTGTTAGTACTTCCTGTACCAAATGGGATGATTTCTAAGCCATCAACAACTCTATGTACACGGTAATAAGAATCTTCTATAATTTCTGGTAGTGTTTCCGCTGTCGCGACAGTATAAATATTAGGATTCCAATTTTTCTTTCGGGCGAATACACGCAGATTTGGTTTCTGTCCCTGAGTATAAGAATCTTCTAAGTTTGTTATTGAAGTAAGATATTCTTCATCGTAAAGACCATCAATTGTTCCAAATGTTTTTGGATCGTAAGATGCTGTATAAAAGTTGACCCGATCGGCTGCGACAACCGAACCAGTGTACCACACATCAAACACGGTATCCAAAGAACTAGTAGAAGCAAAAGATGCAGTATAAATACCCGTAATCGTTGCCCCGTTCTCGCGCAAGATACCCGCTGCTACAGTTGTAGCACTAGAGCCGTCAGAGTCTACAAGAACCAATGGATTATCGGCAGGAGCGGTACTTCCAGAATATATATCCACGGTCAATGTTTCGTTTACGAGACCTGGAAGGTTTTGAAGTTGCCCTCTGACTACGTTATAAAGATATAGGGTATTGAGGTTGTTGGCAGCAGAGGCAACACTACTGCTAGCAAAGAAATTACCTCTATTATCTTGTCTCGTTGAATCCCAGCGTGCCTCTAGAGTTGGGCGGTAGTGGAAAAATTCGCTTGTTCTAGAGAAAAACTTTTTGGTATATAAAGTTTGTGATCCCGAAACAACAGAATCCGGAAGTTTGATGAGAAATCCATAATTGTCTGTAGTATCAAGCCATTGATAAACTTGATCTGATACATCCAACACTAGATTTTCTAAACCTGTTTCAAAGGAAAAAGTCTTTTGAGTGCCAGCAGCAGGTAAGTAAGTGCCGCCGGCCTGTGTCCATTCAGTACCAGCAGAATTAGATAGCCAGTTGGAGGCTCCAATATCTGTATAATTTTCCATGTCTAGACCGCGACCTTCGGTCCATATTTCTGAGAGCATAAACACATCTACAGAGAAATCTAAAGGTACGGTATCTCCGTGAGGAGCATTATAAAGATTCAAATAGAATTTGATACTTCCTGTATCTGTGGGCAAAGAGCCAGCGAGCATATCTGTTACAATATCAGAAATTGGAAATTGAATAGTAATTCTACTTTGTTCTGAGTTGGTTGCGTTGGCGACTGAAGGGGAAATAGAAACAGATGCGTCGGTTTGTCCATGAATAACAAATGCTTCTAGAATATCCGCCGCGCCCATGTTGGCGTCGTCAGCGCGGTCAATTAAGTTATTTTTGTATGCATTCGCCAGGGTATTATCTTTTGACGCATAATATTTTTTGATAGCCATATTATATTATCGCCCCCACAATGTCAGTGTTTGGCAGCAATACTTCTGCCGCGGCATCTTCAGGAAGGATCAAAAATCTGCCGTCATCAGATAGGTTTGAATCAATATCAAGTCTGTAGTTGCTGTAAACGCCCCCAACATTGTTGACTAGCTCCACCTCTGTTGTATCCACAACCCCAGGGACTTCGTTGAGAAGTTTGTATATTTGTGAAATATAAATTGATTCACCAACGTTGAATTTAATGTTGATATATTCATCTTTTAGTTTTTGAACACAGGCGTCTAATAATTCGTACCTATTAATATCAAGTTCTGGTAGAACTTTAAACTTAATTCCAATATTGACTACTTTCCCGTCTAACACATCAATAGTATCGTTGATCATTCTATATTTGTTTAGCCAAACTCTAGTATTTTCTTTAAGGCTGGCGTTGGGTTCTATTAAATCACCGTTAGAATTCTCAGAAAGAAGATAAACATTAAGATTCCTCTTTAGGGAATCTACGTCGCGAATGACATTTACTCTTTTAACTTTTCCGAATTTTGATGGCATCCGGTAAATTAAGTTGATATAATCTACTCGAGTGACGGCTCTATTCTGAGATGCAAATGTTCCAAATGCTCTTTCTCTTATTTCTTCAACTGTTAGAATTGAGGTATCCCCAAGAATAGGATTCTCATTTTCTACTTCAAGGCTTGTGAGAATGCCCGTTACCGAATTTATATCAAGAGTTCCTTCATTTTTAAAGGATAATCGTGGAGAAACAACTTCGCTTAAACCGTTAACGGAGAGATTTATTGTATCAGATGTATTTGCTGTATATTCAATTGTTAACGTTGTATTAGTTGGAACAACACCAAACTTATCAGATTGAATCAAATTAGCTGGATCAAAAGTTTGATCGGTGATGTGAGTTTTACCGCTGACATTGAGTACTACATCCGCAGGATCAGCTATTACATCGGTAGTAAGGTTATCCTGAGAACCATATCCAAATTGTATGAAAGCCTCACCGTTCGCTTCAAATTCTGTTACAAACCTTCTTGGTACAGGCCTTAGCTTCATAATATAAGGAACAACCTGACGATCTGTTGATGTATTTTGGAATTCCTTTATTATCACATCCTGAGTCAAAAAATCAACCTCAAAATATTCATTTCCCTGGCTATCCTTAATTGAAAGTATTTCACTCACATTGGCGCTATCAATTCTAATTCTTAGGAATCTCTCATAGTCAGTTACCGTTGATACTTGATTATATTTTTGTCCTGAAACAACTTGACCATAAGCCTTAATAGCGAAGAAAGTTGGATTACCAGTAGAATTATCAACTCGGGCGACCGTTACCTGATTATTAGGATCTGTAAAATCTACGTTATCAATCAAAGTAAAAGCAGAACCATTTTTTGAGGAGATAACACTACCTCTTTGTAAAATAGGAAAATAATCTAAATCCGGACCCCGAGAATTGGGGTCGACTGGGACGATAATATAAAAAGCAGCTTGACCAGTAGATTTGGCTGCACCTGGAGTTTTATAGCCTAGAGTATTGGCGAGGCGATTTACATTTTCATAGGTAATGGCGCTGTCCAAGAAACTTTCGTTAGCCTGGAAGTCTGCATAAAAAGACAATTGATCACCGACATAGGCAACCAAATCAAGCATTAAAGCGCCAAAGGATGCCTCACTAAAATCCTTAAAGGTTGTTGGATAATATCTCTCGGCATAATTTACTAAATCCGCTTTGATGGACTCAAAATCTCTGCTAGTATAATTTATTGGTCTTTTTGCCATATTATTTCCATCCGCCTCGCCTTTTAACTAGTCATTGTTGATGTTATTATTAGTTCATCTTCTTCATTATAAGGTAGTATATTATACTTAATAGATACACGAACCTCATTAGAATCCATTGTTTTATCTTCATCTGATGTAGTGAACACTACAGATATTAGGTTTACAGCGGGGGCATATGCTTCTGTTTGCTCTGCTACTCGTTGTGCTATTTCTTCAAATGTCTCGGGACCAAGGTTCTCAAAAAGAAGACGGTAAAGGCCAACCCCGAAATCTGGGAGCATTACTCTTTCACCCGGACATGTTAAAACAATATTCTTAAAATTCTGTTTAATAACCTCTTTTAGGGTTTTGTTTAGGCGATAGGGTCCATCAGTCTTATCATATACAAGCGGGACGCTAGGTGAAATTCCTTGTCTCTTTGTCATATTCTAAGTAGCGCTTCTAGACGGCTTTTTTCTACGAGTATTTGTTTTCTACCCTCCAATTGCTGTCGTATGGGGTTTGAGACCCATATTGATGTAATATCTTCCAGACCTCCCGGTACTACGTCTTCCAGGGTTCTTAGATTTCTTGATTCTATTTCATCCAGCAACATTAAGGCAGCGTGGGCTGGATATGTCGTCTCCCCGATACGATGATCACCGTCGCGAGGTGCGAGTTGTTCCAACCTTTCTTTTATAATTTCAGTTCTCGGTAGCGCGTGATGCATAAAGATCCAGAACAGAACGGACCCTAAAACTTCAGCTATCTGTCGTGGGAGGTCTCGGCTGCCATAGCGGCGGAAAAAATCTGGATATTCTCTCAATAAAATTGCTGCTGGTTCATTTTCCTCGAGGAAAGTGAGGCTAGCAATCCTGTCTAAGACCTGTTCGCGAGTAAAATAAGTTATACCTATATTTTGCCATGTAGATTCTTTGATTGGGAACATTTCCACTTGTTGTATATATTTGTTGATATTTTGACCTGCCAAACTACTCAATAATGAGTCATCGGCGGAAGCTATTTCTATTATAGTTCTAAGATATCCAGATTCAAAATTTCTAGTGATGTTTACCAAAGTATCATATGTTATCAAATATAATCCATGTAGAAATGCCATGGGAAAATAATAAGTGCCGTATAAATACCCTTTTGGTGTTAGGAGGTCTTCTCCGTTGAAATCTATTACCAGATTACTGCGTATGAATCGCGATGCTTTAAGGCGTTGGGGCCGGGTTAGTCCAAACCCACCAGCGCCAGCACCGCGACCTCCTCGGGAAAGGGCACGGGCGAGTTCGTTGAAAAACTTGATTAGAGTTGCTTTATACCGGTCGTTAGTTGTTCCTGGTGAATATGGAGAACGACTAAGGTTAGAGTAAGCTGATTTCTCCGATATATTTGAAAGCATTCCCACGTATATCTTTTCAACCAATACTTTTATAAATTGAAATGGTGTTAGTGAATTGTCCAATTCTAAATCATTTTCCGGAACGTCGGAAAATACTTTTTTGATTATTTCTATTTTGTCATACATTAGATTTACCAATTCCCGCTGATCAAGTTCTGAATATATCTTTCGTGCTAAATAATCGGACACAAGTTTTGTTGCTCCCAAACTATTCCAATGAGGATATACCCTAGCCAGAGGAAGTGCATTCATAAAAAATCTCTGAATACGAGATTGGATGGATAAAATAATAGACTGGGCAATTTGTACCTCTTCATTTGTTACACATCTGTCATCGTTTATAATGAAGGGGGGAATGTTAGTGGCTCGTAAATATGGACCTAGGCGGCTTTTTCCGGAAGTTGAAACATAAGAATGATTTATCTGTTCATCAATAAATTCTGTCCAATTACCGATTGCTCTTGTATCGTTATCGCCACCGGCGCGGGATTCTTCAAGAGTATACGGTGGAGCCCCCCCATCTTCCGGCTCAGCGTAATCAGCAGGCGTTCCTGATGGCACCGAGTTGGGGTACTGCTGCGCGCCGACTAAAGAGTCTGTTATTTCCCAATTGATCAGCCCCTGCATAATATCATTAATAAATCTTGACATTCTTTCGTTATTTCTTGACGGCATCAGGTGTGTTTGGGCGGATAGAACACCCGGTTCTTCATCTACTGCAAATTCTCCATAAATTAAAGGACCGCCGGTTTGGTGGTGCGACTTATTTCCTATACCACCCAGTACCCGATAATAGTCAATACTCTGACGCTCTGCATCTGGCTCGTGATCTCCGGGAAGTGGGATGTATTCTGCGATTACTTCTTCTTTTTTTTCAAAAGGGTCCTCACCTGGCTCAACAATAGACGTCTTTCTACTCTTTATATACTTCATAATTCTCACGCCGCCATCCTGAAGGTTGTTGACCTCCATTCTACATGAGGCATGTGAAGTGGGGAAATTGCTAATCCATTGATCAGGGGTATAAGACCTCTTTTGATTTGTCTGATATGTCAGAAGACGTCTATTTAAATCATCATAATATTCGGAACGATCGCCGGCTTCGCGAGGAACAGCTACTCTTTGTAAATATTCTCTTAATTTATAAGGTCCTGAGCGCATAGAATATGCAACTTCTTTATCCTCTAGATCAGACATGATATTGTCTGAAAACCAGTAATCTGTTAATGAATTAGGCGGTGGATATGGGAGATCAACACGAGAATGTTGAAATCCGACACGTCTACTCACACTTGGAGCATAATAACTGAACTCCCCTGTTCTATGTGTTGTTCTCTGATGAGCAACCATTATACGTTTAGAGATTAACATACGAACAGCATAAAAAAGATCTTGACCGAAGCTTGTTATATATAAGTTAAATCGAGGCGAATCGGAGTCTTTAATAGGTTCATCAAACAAACTGGCCCACCAATCTGCAAAGGCTTGCCATAACGCATTTGAAAAGTCTGCAATAGATTGTAATAGATCACTATATCCTTCCATGAGTGGTATAGAATTTATCAGATCCTCAATCTGCCTTTGAATATTTTCTAGACCACGAAGCCAATCACACAGAGCATTTATTTTGGCTATTTTGTCTTGGGCAAGGCTTGAATATTGGGCTTCTAACTGTTCTCTGCTTATTTCTAATCCTAATTTATCAAGTTCCGGGTCTTGGTCCGCACAATATGCTTCCAATGGGGAAAATGTAAATTTGGCTAATTCTTCTGCATTCTCATCACGCATGGCATCGCCGATGGCAGCGAAGAAAGATTTTATCTTGTCTACTGAGAATTCAAACTCGCCGTATATGGATGGATCAATAGTTCTTCTCTCTATTTCTCTCTCTCCGTTGGGGTCAATATTTGTTTCTGTAGGAAAGGTTATTATACCATCTTCTATAGTTTCTAAGATCAATTCATATAACGTGTGATCCCCATCGCCGAAAGAGAGGCGGTCAAGTTCACTAGGGGTACACATATAAGATACATCCCTTATTAGAGTTGTGATTTGAATGAGAGTGGGATCCCTCTTTTCTATGGTTTCCACCCCATCTACTATTGTCCTTCTAGTATTGTATAGATCGGCTTGTTTAGCAATTGCCACGATATCAACATCAAACAGATAATTATTCAAATTGATATAGCCAAATCTAAGATCTTTCATCACATCATTAAGCGTGTTTTGATTGGCACCGTCTGGTCCGCAGCCAAGAATTGCTTTAAGAATATCCTTAGCAACTCCCATAATAATACTTTTTAGGAATCCTAACAAAATATTCTTGATCATCTTTTCATATAGTTCGGATTGTCTTTGGTGTGTTGTTTTTGTAAACCCCTGGATGCCTTTGGGGACTTTCAAATCAATTTTGAAAGGAAGACCAATTCCTGGCGCTTTGCCGGCTGCCTTTTTTTCGGGTGACATATCTTTAGCATTTAGGAGTTGCGTCTCAATAATATTACCCATTACATCTAACCCACAAAATATCTCTTCATTTATTTTTCTTTCAATCTCTCGGATATATAAACGTGGGTTCTCGCCTGCCTGTAGTGATCGTGTAAGATATGCCTTAGTTACAGAGTCTTTTATAATTTCATCTCGTATCAATAAAATAGATTGCCGTAAAAGAGATCTGACCTTTGTTTTTCCAGTGGCAGCTTGCCAGAATTTTAAAACATTCTTTAAGACTTCTGCCTGACCGGTATTACAGCCCACATCTGCAAAGATTGTAGCCACCTGATAATATGGGTGCCTATTTTTATTAACCCTGCGCAGGTTTGCCTCAATTTCTGCACCTTCTTTATTGAGGTTTGCAATCTTAGTATAAAGCTTATCTCTTCTTTGAAACCTAAAATTTAAAAGTGAGTTTCTTGATTTCTCGCGAATCTTCTCAGGTGAAAATTTAACCGTAGGATATAAATAATCATCAAAAAATTCAGGCCACGGCTTTTCCGAGGATTCTGCTCTCAAAGAATAATCACTATAGATTTCATAACTATTGGCAAGAGCGCTATATGTTGTAGGATTCAAAAGAGAAAAGGCATTGAGAATCTTTTTCGGAATTTCCTCATTCTCAAGTGTTTTATAGAATATTTTATTTCCTATACCCCTAGTCATAAGAAAACCATTTACTACAAAATATTCTAACTTATATTTATCAGTGAATCCGAATTCAAGGATATCTTCATCTTCTAGAGTAATTTTGTTGTAGATAAAAGCCACAGACAACAAATCAATAAACGTATCTAGGCGCGTGGTTTCTCTTCCTAGATCTATTCCCTGTATATCTTCTGGAAGGATATTTTCATCAGCTAATTGGTCGGCATATCCTCGTAAGACCAAAATTACAGTAGGAATATAGCGTACAAGGTTGCCAACTTTCATAAATTTCTTATTGACCATTTTATTTTTATTTGGATCTAAAAGGATTTGGGCTTTTTCTAAAGGAGTCGGCTCAAATTCATCATAAGATATTACAGCAGCACTGCCAGGATTTAAATTATCAAGTTTGTCTCTCTTTACCCTGACGGCGTGAAGCCATCGCGAGCCAGGGCGAATATCTAGATGCGATAAGAAATTAACATTTTCTGATTGAAGTCCTAGATTTAGAAGTCTTTGAAGATTTTCTTGTGAGTATTTACCTGTGAATTTCAATATCTCTGATAGACCTGTTCTAACTGACTGATCTAGTGCTTCTGCCGCTTCTTCTGACCGGCTCCAGTAAGACATATCAAATAGCTGGGTTGTAGTAATATCAGTTCTTGTGGTGTAATAAAATTTATCATCAACCGGATTATAGTAAACTTTATTAGTATCAGTGCTGGGTCCACAATTTTCGCGCCAATCATAAATGTCAACATTGTTATCGCTATTGACAAATGATGTGGCCACAGTAGACATCGAGAAGTTCTCAAGACTTTGAAAAGAATCTAAAGATATATCGTTCTCTAAATTTACTGATTTTCTTAGCAGGGTGAGATACTCATTTGAATGACTTGGGGGGATTGCTATCAATCTTGATGTATATCCCTCTGGTCCGAGATTATTTACATTCTCAGGAAGCAGAGAAGTTGGCGTTGAATTAGAGGTATACAATCTTATAAGGCCACGCTGTTCAAGCTCAGAAGCTAGAGTGGCTAGGCGACCTTGTGAAATATCTATACTTGGAAGTTCAAGTTTTACACCATTTTCTATTACTACGATGCTACTATTTTGAGGATAAAGAACTGTATATGCCCTCAAGTCTTGCTCTGATATTTCTAAGTTTGGGGTCTCTTTTATAATTTCAAGCGCTTGAAGTTCTTCTACACTCAATATAAGTTGTTGATTTTCTGGTAACAATGTATAGAAATTTAGATAGGTATCGTGAATCACATCAATAACAAACCTGTTTCGCCTATTATTAAATGCATACTCAGTAATTTCCTGAGCGAAGGGGTTGATGATATTTTTTTGTTGTTTATTGAGGCTCATTATTATTAATTCGTGTGGTTAAATTTACTTTTAAAGTTATAAAATGCGAATGGGTTATCATCATCAAAATTCAATTTATGAAAAATGCTTTTGAGAGTCCACACATTCATTCCAAGTACATGCGGGACTAAACTTATCATCATCCCTATTAATTTTGTCGTCCCGGCGGCTTTTATCTCTGGAACTACAGATTGGCTAGCCATATAGGTCAAAAGTAATTTTAATTGGAAATCAATAAATCCCATGAGTTCCTGAGTTAGATCTTGTTGTCTTATTAACAACTCATATAAATCGTTTCCCTTGACTAAAGGTTGTAAATCCCTATCATCATTGCCAGCGATTAAATCAATACCTCTAACTTGTTCTCCGATGAACCAGCCGGCACCAGCAGAATATTTATCAGTACCTGTTACAATTTTTACTCCTTGTCTCCCAATAATCCTTATAGAGTCGGCCTTTATAGCAATTGCCGGCTCGTTTTTTACTGTTCCTACTTTACCTTTGACTATATTGAAATATTCTTCTGAATCAATATCTGCTGCTTGTTGCGTCATATAAATTCGTGCTGAATCTAGGTAAGGGCTTGGGTTTGTCGCAATTGGGTTACCTCTCTCATCTGTCTCTTTGGCACATACACCATTTAGACCGGCGATCAGATCTATGCGGGATGCTCCCGTCCAGCGCCCTTTCGCACCAAGCCCGGTAGCTCTAGAGCCGGGGCGGTCGCGACCGATGATAATTACAGCATTAGATTCGCCATCAATTACTTTTTCAGCCGGTGTAACCGTAAGTTGAGGTTTCGCACTCAACATTGGACCATTGGCAAACCCCGAAGCGTTTTTTTCTGTACCGCCGGGATTAAGCCTTTCCCTTTCGGATTTAGTGGCGTTCAAATATGTGTCGGTTATAGTAGGTATTCTTGGCATTTTATTTTTTCTTCTTTACGAATTTGTTTGTAAAGAAATCCGTCATTGGATTAGATTTTGCTCCATATTGTGAAACCTGCCCCCCGGTTGTCCATCCTGGGTCACTATCATATATAATACCAAAATGTAAATGAGGACCGCCTGCACCGGACTCTCCAGATGTGGCTATTTGTGTACCCGCCTTTACCCTAGTACCGGTGCCGAAAAATCTATTTTGTGTTATAACGGACTCTTTTTCTAAATGTGCATATAATGTGTAGAATTCACTATTGGGAGTATGGGCTTCATATACCGTATGTTTTATTACTGCATAATACCCTGCGCCTTCGCGATCTGGGTTTCCAGATTGTACAGCATATATTACCTCTCCGTCTAAAACAGCATATACGGCAGTACCAACAGGAACACGAATATCAATTCCTGTGTGGTCGGCAGATCCGCCGGGAGGAGGATTTCGCCAACCAAATCCGGACGTTATAATTCCAACATCGGTTGAGCTTACTGTTGGGCTCGCGGTTATTGGTCCTAGTGGTGATTTACCTTTGCCAGAAGTAGAACGAGGGATAGAAACGCGCTTTGCTGTACTTTTGCTTCTTCTGGAAACTGTACAGCCAGAAAGGGTATTTGTTTTGCCGCCTGCACCAGGCACTGGTCTTGTACAATTAGAAGATAAGTTATTAAAATTTGATGTACTGTCTATTAATTTAACTATAGATCCTGCAATATCATCAACAAAACATGTGTTTGCATTGGTTATTCTAACTTGAACTATATTACCTGGGCCGAGTGATTCAGCGATTTCTGATTCAAATACCATTTGTGGTAACTCAAAAATAACGTTATCCTCCGCACTCGTGGGTTCAGGGACCCCATAACATCTTGAGTCCTGTTCTACTCTACATTTATATATTTTTAGGTTTTTGGCGTCGTCTGCTCCTAAACTAAACATTTTACCAATATAGGTAGATACCCGTTCCCACCACCGAGGGATTCTATCGCCAGAATCCAATACTCGCGCCGTAACTAAAGAATTATTTTTTAGAGCACCTTTTTTGGTTATATGAGCAGCCGAAGTCTGCCTTATAAGACCAGCAACGCCGTCAGAGGGTCGCCAATCAGATTGACTTAAATCAACAGACTTGCGGACATGTTTTTCAACAATCTCTTTGGTCATTATATCTACTCCTTGTTGAGGAGATCAAATAACTGATTTTTATCCGCATCTGATAATCCATCTTGCCTTATCGCTACGTCTTTCTTATAGACCAGAGTCGCTAACTTAACAAGTTGTTCATTACTTCTTTGAAGTGTTTCAACAAATTTGGCTGCTACAGGGCCACTATCAGAGTAGCGGTCCTGAGAGACTGCCATATACTCTTTGAGATTAGATAACAAATCTTCTGTGACTTGTCTATCTCTGTTAATATTATCGAGAGCTTGCTCAATAAGTGAATCTAGATTCTTTTTCATATAATAAATAGGGAGTCACTTAACTTCTCCTTCGTTCCATTTACTCTTGAAAATCCTGAACTTCTCTCTCATCTTATTGAGGCAACTAACTATTTGTTTAGTATTGAGACCTGTAATTTCTCTCATGTACAAATAAATTGCCTTTTTATTGAAAATTTCTATTTGTTCCACATTGTTCATTAGTGTCAAAATAGCGTTTAAAACCCTCTCTTCGTTTGGTTTAAGATTTGGGTTATGCCAACTCTTTATTTCAACAAGTAAGAAGTGCCAAAATTCTCGGTCTTCTTGTTCATCATATAAATTTTCATTATCTAGGGATGTTACGGCCTCAATTTCGCGAATCATTGAATCATAATCAATTTCCCGGCGGTTTTTCTTGGTTTGCTGTTTTGCCTTGTGGGTAAACCAGTTTTTTGTTACTACAGAAAAATAAGAAAAGGCTTTCGTTCCCTGGGTTGAATCAAACTTCCCAAGAATAGTTGTAAGCCATACTTTGCAATCATCTTTAAGATAATCAATATTCTGTAAAGAAGTAAACTTATATGTATAGACAATTTTAGTTACAAGTTCATGAAACGCTGGCTGAATGTGCTCAACATACAAGACCGTTCTTTCTTCAAGATTATCAGTTGCACAATAATCAATGATTGCTTGTTCTGTAACTTTGGTAAAATAGTGGTTCTTTTTCTTGAAGCGCCTAGCCATCATCCTCTCCATAAAGTAGGTTAGTGTTGATTTGGATAAAGTCGCCTACATCTCCACTAATATCCTTAGTATGCTGTAATAACCCTTTAAGGGTTTGATCACCGTAAAATGTCTCTAATCCATAAACCTTTGAAAGATGTTTCTTATAAGAATCAATTGAATCCTGTAAACTAGTAAAATCTTCTGTGGTCATTTTTACAAACTTAATAAGATTCCGACAATACCAAATTAAGAAGAGGTTAATAAGGGAAGATATAACAATTATTGTCCACATAATAATACTACTCATTTTTTTTGTATACCTTTCCCGCTAATTCGTTTTTAGCTTTTTCTAATTCTTGCTTTCCATCTTCAATAGCTTTATACACTTCTGATCCAACCTTCTCTTTTTTAGTGATTACTTTTTTCACCACAGAAACAGTGTTGCCCAAATATTTTATTATAGATTCAGTATTACAATACAGACAAACAATACCTTTTTCACGATATCGGTGTCGTATTTCAAAATCTTTATTGCAGTCTTTGCACAAATAATGATATAATGGCATTATTCTATTTCAAACCTATTCATTTCTTGAGCCGGCTCGGCTGAAACTGTTGGTATATTTTTTACATATATCAATTCATCAATAACTTCCATATCCCAATCAGATAATAGCTCAGTAATATCTGTCTGTTCTGAGAGGCATTTCTGTAAAGTCATAAGAAGTGCGCCGATTGCTTGAGGTGATAATTTCATTTTTTGTTCTCCTAGTATATCATAAGTATATTACAAAGGCAAACCTTTTTTAACTTTATCTTCCCATAAAATTAAATCTCTGCCAAAATCTGAGTGTGAATGGATAGCATTTCCTTTTCTTGCGAGCCACTTAGCGGCATACATGGGAAAGTGATTTATGTAGTAATCACAAGTCTCTTCCCACTGTTCAACAGAAATAGATTTACCATAATGACGAACATAACCTTCATCTAAAATTCTAAATGATTTTATAGAACATTCTCTCTGATCTAAACCATAATATCCGGTTGTTGCTCCAAATCTGAAAGCAAATAAGATCTGGCGATATTCTGGGCCGATCCATTTTCTATCTGTGTATTTTTTATGGACGTCTGCTTCTGTAATATAGAAATCAAATAATCTCATTCTTACAGCGTCTAAATTGTTACTTAGTTTTGTCCAATCAAACTCAATTCTTTCATCAGCATCCAAATAAACAAACCAATCATTCTCTGATAGGTGTTTTGCAGCCTCTAAATAAACTGCGTGTCTGTTTTGGAATTCCGCCTTGGCACGGAAAGAGTCCCAACTTTGCCCTTCAATTACAGAAGATACAATTGGGTGAGCCCTACATATCTCAACTGTATTATCTTCAGAGCAATCATCGTAAATAAAAACCTGAGAGCAGAACTCCGCCATATGGTCTAAAGTTTCTTGTATGATTTCTGATTCGTTACGAACCCTGGTTAGGCCAACAAGTTTCATAGCTTTAGATATTCCTGTACTTGTTTTTGAATATTTAAGTTCTCTAAGGCATATTCTCTATTTTTTTGCCCTTGGGTATGATCATACTTTTTTATTTCTGCCAGCAAATTCTCCTTGGTGACAGGAACACGGGTTTTTCTTCCTGAGCAGTTATTTTGCAAAAACTGGTCAATGTTATTAGATGTGATAATGCCATCCATTAAACCAGGCTGATAATCTCTCTTGTCGGCAATTAGAACAGGCTTTCCGCACGCCATTCCTTCATAAGCGCCTCGCCCTAGGCTAACTACCAGATCGGTGGTTTTTATAATATTTTGGATGTCAACTCGTGGTGAGGTGAATTTATTGTTATACTCAACCGTTATATCAAGTTCACTGCCAACCTCTATTAGCATCTGATTGAACTGATCAGATTGAGATAAGCTGAACATTCTTCTTATTTTTGGGGATGGTTTTTTGCCTGGGCTGAATACTTCACAATTAATTCCGTTATGAATTAACGTGGATTTAAAACCTTTGGCGGACAAGTAGCTATGAACCTCTTTTGAAATAGAAACATGTTTTACTCCTGGCACAGGTTGTTCAAGTGCTGGATATATTCCGTGGCAAGTCTGTATTATATTGCTACCAGGGAACATGTTTTTTACACCAGTAACTACTGTGGTGTGATTTATCAAAGCAAAATCATAAGAATTTGAAATCTTATTTATGTTGCAGCCAAATTGCCGGTGAATGAGTTCGGATATAATTCCCTCTTGATGGGTTACTATATCTACTTGATGCCCTAGACGAGTTAGCTCCTGAGCCATAGTATAAATGAATGTTTCACTGCCGCCCAGAGTGTGTAAATGGTTTTGTCCTAATAATATCTTTTTCATATTATAAAGGTAATTGTCCTGTGAAGAAATAATAATTCCACAATAAAGAATATATTATTTCATCTGAAATCAGTTTATTTCTCGTTCCGCTGTGGGCGTGTTTCAAAGAAACTCCATTCTTCTCTAGTTTAGAGGAAATGATTAAAGATTCTGCATGATATAAAAATACATCTTTCCCGATATATTGGACCTTATCGCCGCGTTTGGTCATTCTTAAACAAAGATCTGCGTCCTGATGGCTACAAGATAAAGAAGGACAAAAGCCACCAATCTCTATAAAAGTTGGAAGATCAATAATTTGAAATGCTCCCGTTACAAACCTTGTTTCCCTGTCAATATTGACTATAGTGTTTTCTTTGTCGGAAAATCTTCCATAATGTACCGGAGACATAAACACATGAGTAATTTGTTTTAAAAATTCTGTAGTTACTACAAAAGATCCTCCGCCGTATTGAATCTTTCCTAGCGGGTTTATTTCCTTCAAATTTTCTATTGATATTGAGAAGTCTTTTGAAAGCTCTTTTATGGTTCTATCTCCGTCTACCAGATAACAAAAGTCATCAGTAGGATAGAGCAGTTTGGTTCCGGCTAATTTAGTGCCCGTTTTTTTGAGTTTTTTATATCTCTTTAGAAGGGTAGGAACAGTTTTTTTATCGGGTGTCCATAAATCAGCGTTCCATAAAATAATATCTTCATGATCTAATTTATGATATAAGAAGGCACCAATATTATTGAGCATAGAAAAATTGAAAATCTCTGAAGGATAATCAACCCTGATATAAATCACACCATGTTTATCAGCCAATTCTTTAATAGACTTAGGATCTTCTGATCTATCATCAATAATCGTAATATTTGCTACCTCATTTACTTTAGAGTCGCATAGATTGGACAATGTAAATTCAAGTAATTCAATTGAATCTTTGATCGGTAACAGAAGACCTGGATTTTGTGGATTTATTAGCTTTATATTATGAATTTTTGTGGTATAACTCATATTTTGACAAATGAATGGAAAGTTGCCCACTACACTTGACTCAAGAATCTGGAGATACTCTCCTAGCCTTGGATATCTAATCACCTGAGATAGGTCTATAGACATTTCACCCTGGGTAAATTTTAAATCTAAAGTATTGTTCTGTAATATTTGTTCTCTTGTTAGAGTCTCGTGTTGAGAGAAAATATCACAACTCAAGTATTTGTGCGTTGTCGGCTTTTCCCGAAGCATCAAGACCCCCTATTTCATCTAATACTTTATAATACATTTGATTTACGCTTTCCCTAGTAAACTTCTGACGAATATGTTCTCCCAATATCACAGCATTTTTCTTATGGAAGGAAGGAGAGGTTACCAAAGATCTAAGATTTTTTCTAAAGGATTTTTCATGAGGATAACACCACTTACAACCTTCTGTTATAAGTCCTGGCATCAAATGTTCTTGATTCACGGTTTTTATATCATAACTTGTTTTTAGAAACAAATTCTTAGTTGTTACTTTCCCGCTAACTTCGTTTTTTACAGGTGCGCTAAGAAAATCCATATGACCAGACCATGAAGGGGCCACCACCGGGATATCCGAACAAACAGCATTAAAGATTGGGATTCCGAAGCCTTCTCCATGAGTCACAGATATATAACCAGTGATGACCTCATTGTCGTATAAGGAATTCATTTCACTTTGAGATAGATTCCCGTGGAGAATATATACCTTACACTTTCTATTGAGATTCACATGGTTTAGAAACTTAATTATATGATCTTTTACCATGAAAAAATCAATACTACTATTGTTTCTGATATAAGTCTTCAAGACGAGACCCACATTTTCTTCATCACTAAATTCAGTAACGAAATATTCTAACATCTTGAATAAATTCTTACGAGGGGCAATTTGAGACACACATAAGAAATTAGTATCAGTTGTCATCTCGTTGTAGCCGGAAAATTTTTCTCTCTCAAGGGGCAGGTTATCGTAGAAAGGGATGACGTCAATAGGAGTTCTAATTTTTTCTTTAGTCTCGCTATGAACAGCAGCCAAAAGGTTCTTCTTAGCATGTTCTGAAACTACAAGAATCCTGTGAACTAGATTACAGTTGGCAATCCACTCTTCAGGGGCAGCCACCGTTTCCAAAGCCGCCGTCACCCCCACATCATAGTTGGTAACTTGATGCCATTCGTTAGGCGGTCGCACTTGAAAACAGCAGTCAAAGCCAGCAGCCATAGAAGTGCCAGTAGACTTCAGAAATTTGAGATAATGCTGAGTATTCTCTATGAGAGACTTATATTTGCTGGTATATTCTAAGTTGCGAGTAGAATCAGCCCACTGAAGATCTATAAGATGTATCATATGGTTTTCATTGCTATCAAGGAAGGCGTCTGCTACTAGGCGTGCATGGTCGCTGTATCCGCTTATGTTGCAGAAGGAGCCCATGATTAATATTTTCTTTTGTTTCGTCATATTTCCTCGAATTTCCAAGCTTGATAGTTCTTGCGATTTTCCCAGGAGCCATACTTCTCGTGAACTTCTTCAAGCAGCTTAACCCAAGATGAACCGTAGTCATCAAAGTTATATCTCTTCATGACGTGTTCACGGCCTTGCCTGCCGATATCTTCTCGTTCTTTATCAGTCATAGCGTAGATTTGATTAAGCGCTGCAATGAAAGATTCCTTTGAAATCCGGTCCTCAAAGATATATGGGACTTGTTGAGAACCGATGAGAGCTTTAGAGGCTGGTTCAATGCCAACGCCAAACCAGTTCTCGCCGTCTGTCACTTGTTCTTGTAATCCGCCGGTCATGGTTACAATAATTGGGGTTTCGCTTGAAAGAGATTCCAAAGTTGATAAGCCAAATCCTTCGGCGTCTGATATATTGATAGTACAATCTGCTACACCATACAGTTTTGCTAAGTCTTCGGTTGGCAGTCCCTTTTTGGAAAAGATGATCTCGCCTTTTGTGAGTCCATAGCTCTCTGCTAAATATTCTAACGGTTGTCCGTGAGTATCGTCTGGATTAGTGTGCATAATCAAGCATGTTTTATTTTTGTCTATATGCTCTTGTTTCAAAAAATCAGCGAACCACATTACTAGAGTGCCGCTTTGTTTTCTTCTTGCGTTTCTATTATTCCAGAAAAATATGAATTTATTCATCAAGTTTGGGTTATTTTGGAATAATTGATTTTTTTCTGTGCCGTTTAACTTGCGAAAGATGTTCATAGGAACAGCATGAGGCAAATAAATTTCATGGACATCCGGGGAAACATTTTGAACGATATTACTAGTAACCTTTGATATTGTAACTACAACATCATTTGAGTCATAATATCTTTTATTGAACATAGGGAAAGGGTAATTATCCCAAACATGATAATAAATCATTGGAATATATTGTCGGATATCTTCTTCAAAGGCCCAAAGCCATTCATAATACCTTGGATCTGTCATAAACCAAAGCATATCCGGCTTTATTTGCTGGATGAGAGTTAAGATTTGATCCTTTTTCCCATAACCATCTACTGGTAGGATTTTCCAATTCTCATGTTGGTTCATCAAGTCGTAGTTGGGATGTTTTACGGCTCCGCCGAGTGAGAATACTTCAAATTTGCCGGTGCTTATAAGGGCCTCAATCATGTATTTGGTTTGTGTGCCCACACCTGAAGGTAATAAAGGGTGATCACTAATCGTCATGATCTTAATTTTTTGTGTCAATGTCCTCTCCTATAAACAATGGGGCGTCTGATAAAATTCACAAGTTCCGAATCGGTCTTTACAATTTGTGCAGGCATTACGGTTTTTAATGTAATTCTGTTTGTTAATATTATGCAGTGCTTTTGTTAAAGCGTTAAGGGCATCTGTTGTTCTTTTTTTCGCTGCCGTCACCCGCACGAACTCCGCCTTCTTCCCAGCCTTGGCTGTTCGCTTCAATAAAACGAAGTGACAATCCACATCTTTGGGGTTTACATCATACTTCCGAGACCAGAAGTGTTTATAGTAAACCAACTGATAAGCAAGGATGGTGTCGCTCTTCTTTTCACGCCTCCATCCCCATGAGCAGGTCTTCCAGTCAATCAGGTGTACCTTGTTGTCTTTTTTGGACATGACCACGAGGTCAATAAAGCCTTTAAAGTTTTTTTCTGCTTCCGTGAATTCTGTGATGGGCTCGTAGAGTTGTTCCTCTGCTTTGAGCACCTCCCAATCTTCACCCAGCTTGCCGAACTTCTCGGTCAGGCAACGGTAAAGGTCGGGAACGATTTCCAAGCCACTTACAAGCCACTCTTTGAGTTTAAAATCGCGTTTAGCTCTTTGCTGCTCACTCTCGGGCAGAGCGTTGAGTTCTTTCAAAAACTGCTCTTTAACTAGCGCATCTATCGCACCCGTCTCCCGGTACTTTTCGGGGGACGTCAAAGTAAGTTCACAAACCGTATGAAGGGCTTTGCCAAAGGCTGTAAAAATGTTGCCTTGGAACTGAGTTACTTTATCAATGTAGGTGAGTTTGTGGTAGTGAGGGCATATATGCCAGTTCTTCCACTCGGAGTAGGAAATATGTTTGCCGACCAATTTTTTTCTCTTTCTTAGAGATTGTGTAGGTTCTCTATTTTATTATACAACACTGGGCTGATTTTGAAAAGTATTTCTTTTTTTCCCATATAATATGCTTCAAAACCTGTAGCAAAGTATTCTCGGAGGGAAACGGAGGCATAAGGTCTAATAAAGACACCTGTTGTACACGTTCTTAACATGTTCTTCCCGACTCTATTGTATAGGAATGTATCTAGCCCTTTACTATATTTAATATTTTTGAAGTTGTATTCTTTAGTCCAATACCCTTCCGACTTAAGTTCCTGCTCGAGCATTTTTCTCTTTTTTAAAAATTCAGAGGCTAGATCATTATCTCCATAGACTTCTTCTTTATAGATTGTTTCTATATGATGAGCCATTTCGTGGACCAAATCATCAAGTAAATCAGTGATTCCCTCTTGCTTATTACTAAGAAATAGCCAATTATTACTATACAAGGCTGAGATATTTCTATCATCAAACTCTGCGCGGTGAGCTATTTCAACGCCTTCCAATTTACTGAAATAGTGTGAGGGGAACTTTTCCTCAACTGCTATAAACACTGGGGAGAAATCTACTCCTTCTTCTGCCGGCTCTATCTGATTTACGACAATGCCGCCAAATCTAAAATGGCGGGTGGTGTCTTTGATAGTTTCTAGAATATAATCTCTAATAATATCTTCGCTGCTAGTTAGAATATAATCTCTCATAATATCTTCGCTGCTAGTGTAGCAAGTTTGGATCGCTCACCTTTATATAAAGTAACGTGCCCAGAAATTTCATAGTTTTTAAATTTCTCCACAGCATAGGTAAGTCCATTTGAAACAGCGTCAACATAGGAATTGTCTATCTGTTGGACATCTCCCGTTAAGACAATCTTTGTACCGTGTCCTACCCTTGTAATTATAGTCTTAAGTTCGTGTGCTGTTAAGTTTTGAGCTTCATCTACGATGATGAAAGCATTTGATATTGATCTTCCACGGATGAAAGTCATTGCTTCTATCTCAATAATTCCCTGTTCCATCTGAATATCAAGCGCCATACGATCACCGTATAGATGTTCTAAATTATCTCGTAAGGGTGCAATCCATGGGGCCATCTTCTCTTCTATAGTTCCAGGCAAAAAGCCGATATCTCTGCCCATAGGCTGCACGGGTCGTGTAATGATCAACTTGTCATAACCACCAGAATTTTTACTAGTACTAATCACCTGTTCCAAACCACATGCGGCCGCCAGAAGAGTTTTTCCAGTGCCGGCCGGGCCGGTCATAGATACAATCTGGATATCTTTATCAAAAAGGAGATTCATTGCAAACTCCTGTTCTTTATTTTTAGCGGATAAGCCCCATATATTCTTGTATTTATTCAATTTTTTCAGAGGATTATTGTGATTCTTAAAACCGCAAAGTGCTGATTTTGTACTAGTATCACTCTGGAGAACTACAAATTGATTGGGGAAGAGACCAACGTCCTCTGGTATGGTGATTGGGATTCCATTATAAAATTGATTTATAATATCTTCCTTTACCTTAAGTGTAGTACAGCCATCATATAGGTTTTTGACAGAGCTAATAACTTTTTCTGGTTGATAGTCTTCACAGGCAATTCCAAATGAATCACATTTAACTCTCATGTTGATATCTCGTGAAACAACAGTCAGATCACACCCTTCGGATATGAGTTTTAGAGCCGTGGCTATAATTTTATTGTCTGAATCTGTTGGGTTCATTCCCTCGGGCAAATAATGATTTTTAAATTGTGCTACAAAAAGCTTCCCCTTGTCTTTGCCAAGAGGGACTCCTCGTATAAGGCTTCCCTTTGAACGTAATTTGTCTAAGAATTTGTTTGTAATTCGGGCGTTTAGACCAGGAGTATCCTGCCTGTGTTTATGTTTGTCTATCTCATCTAATACAATTGTTGGAATAGCGATGTTGCTTTTTCCGAAAGCTAATATTGAGCGAACTTCAGTAAGTAAAACGTTTGTGTCTAATAATATTACTTTGGTCAATTTATGACCCCCTTCTGTATATTAATATGTAGTTGTTCCCGTAAGGAAAAAGCCGCCCGGAGGCGGCTGGTGGAGGTAGGGAGAATTGAACTCCCGTCTTGTCTAGTTCCATAAAAAGGTCATTCACAAGGTTAGAACTGTTTTTTTCGTCGGACAGACCACTTGACTAGATCGTTTTATTGCGGCTAAAACAATCAAAAGCACTCAAGACACACAATGCGGCTTTCTGTTTATTGGCTGCCACCGCCTCAAGAGGGGTCAGCTTTTTAAGCCGCCATCTCCATTTTAAAATCGTCATTTGCGATTATGTTGTTAAGCGTTTTTAGTGAGCCACGCTTCCCTCACCCTTGCACCTTTTCTATTTCCCTATCAATCAATGCCGGTTACCCCCATTGTTATGTTATGAATACTATACAATATAACGTATAACTTGTCAATTTATTTACCTTCATAAATTGCTAGCAAGAGCTATTAGAGTTTTGAAAGCTAACAATAGCAGTATAATAGTTAAAGAAAAAGTGTTAAGTTAAAAAGTTAAAAAAGTTAAACTTCTAAATCTAGATCAAACTCTTCTCCTGCTTCTTCGGCCGCCAGCGCCTCGGCGTCGCTGATATCTTCCTTCTCTTTCTCTTCTTCATATTTTGGAGTGGTCACATCTGGGAGAACATATGCTAGGTCGTCCTCAAATTTATCAAAGTACAGAAGCAAATTTGTGATAAGATAATCATAAAATAAATCACGGTCCTGATTATCCGCCAACATGTCGTAAGCATCAATAATCTGTTTTTCAACTCTCTTAAAAGTGTCGGCAGCAAAGTTTCTGCCTGTTTCATTTTGGTCTTCTATCTGGATAAATTCATCTTCTTTCTCTTCAATATCAATGAAATCATCTTCTAGAGATTTTATATCTGGTTCTTCTTCGCCCTCAATATCAATAACAACCTTTTCAGTTAACAAATCTTTTCTAATTTCATATACTATATTTTCTTCTAGTTCCATATCTTCAGCATCAGCGGTTATTTCAATTGGCCGTAAAGAGCCTTTAATTGCGTGAACTAAATGATTCCTGAAAGAATCTCTTTGTTCTTTAGAAGTTGTCAGCATCATATAATCGTCTTGAACGGTGGGAATAATATTCTTCAAAAGATCAGCTAGAACATTGATACCAGTATAGCTACTAGGCTCTTCTGTTCCTGTTTCAGCCTCTATAATTAAGGCTTTGATAATTGAGCGTAGTTTATTTTCCTGAGTATTAATTGCGCTTAGGCGTTTTTGTAGTTTTTCGCGAATATACTCACGAATCAGATGTTCAGCTATCAGTGTTTTTCTATTAATCATATTTATAAAATCCTATATAATTATCTTCGTCTTTGACGTTTTCCACGACTTACTTTCGCATTTGTGCTTTTTCTGCGTCTTTTTTTCGGAAAAGAAGCCGGAGCATAACCTGGCGAGCCAAGAGGGGTAGACCCCAGAGGTAATGAATATCCTTCAACGCTTCCACCAGCCATGCTAGATATTTCTTCTATTGCATTGTCAATCTCAGAATCAATCTGATCCATTGGTTTGAATATTCTCCAAATTTCTTCACCGTCAACACTGTCGGGCATATAACTGAGGAATTCTTCTTTTTTATTTGCAGTGATAAACTCACGTAAGTCTTCAGCGCTGAATACTACACCAGTAGAAGATGTAACAGGGTCTTCTTCTATCTCTTCTATAGAAACTTCTGGGTTGTGTCTTTCAGCATATGTTTTAGCATTCTGAAAACGGGTATCACCCTCGTCCTTACTGCTCTTGATTAGTAGGATAGTATCTTTCGGTCCTGACTTTACAGGATCAGCTAAAAATTCATATACCGTAGTTACGGGACTTCTATAGTCTGCGATATCTACGCTTATATTGGGAGAAGCGTCCGGGGAAGATAAAAACTTAGACCATATTTCAAGAGACTCCTCAGCAGATACCTCTGTTTTATCCACGGGACTAATCAAAACCATTACTTTATCTACATCAGGTCTTTTAGCTACTTGATTTACAAATTCATAATGACCTTTGTGTGGTGGTTTGAATTTGCCGGGAAACAATGCAATTCGTTTACCTTTTTGTTCACTTGGGTGTTCTACAGATTCATTACGTTGCCCTGGAGCGCTAGTATCCTTAGAAATCTGTTGAGTCATCTCATTAGCAACAACTTTTGATTCTTCAATCGCTTTTTGTCCGGCACTGATGGCTTGGCTTCTGTCTTGATATGTAAAGTAATCATTTATATTTTCAGATAGTTTACTTGTTGCTTCAAATATATTTGCTAGAGTATCCGACAAATGATCCATATATTGTTCTGCGATATCTATAATTCTTTCAGAAGAAATTGGCAATGTACCCAGAGTTTCATAATCAACTACTCCAGAAATACTCTTTAACTGTTGGGGACTAATAGACCATTGTGTACCTTGACTTTCTGTCAGCATCTCCTCCGCAAGAAGTCTCCTGTTTTCTTCTACAGTATAGGTGCGATTCGCCGCCAATTGCTGTGGGGCAATATTTTCGCCATCTGGCATTTCGTCAGTTACTGTTACAGTTTCTTCGGGCGGCGCAGCCTTTTTCTTTCTATTTCTATAGCCTTTAGACATTTGAAGAAGCTTATATTTCTCTGGCCAGTTAGCATCACCCTTTAGTTTATTGAGCCTCTTAATAGAACTATCTGTTGTACGAGCAATTTTAGAAGGAAGAGTAAATAAGTCAGCTTCCTTAGTTGTCCCACCTTTGGCGGATGCAATAAGGGCATCAATAAAATTATCTCTAGTAAATGTGAATTTTTCTAAGGCTAGTTTATCTACATCTTTTCTAGTAACAATATAAACCATTTGTCCAAATTCGTCTAAAGAATCAACAAGATTTGTATAACTTCCTTCTATATTCGTTTTTTGGTTTAATAGTTTAAGACTAATTGGGACTGCGCGCCCACCCTCAATTTCTGAAAAGGCAATCAAATCTTGAATGGGTAAATTACCTTTTTCACTTATTTCTGCTACTTGGGTTCCACGAAAAAGGGCGGCTAAAAAGCCTTCAAATACAAAACCAGCAGAAGCAGAATTGAAACTTCGGACAACGGCTGCTAATGATTCCATCAGAATAAGAGTACTAATAATTCGCGTCGGCGATGTAATCCCGCCACGAGGATTTTCAACACTATCATTCAAAAATTGAAGTTTTTCTTGAATAGTAGCGCCGCCGCCAACAGTATCAAAGATTTTTTGAATTTGTTTTCTTTCCATTGAGTTGGGATCACCCCACGCCTCGCTTGGAGTGAATTTTGGGAGTGAGAGAACAAATTGTTTTGCTTTTTCTCTCTTAATGTTTTTCCCTTCTTCCTTTAGAATAGATCTACCATGAAATATACTTTCATTAGCTATTGTGCTACCAGATCTTCCACTATATTTGAACATCCCTAAAATCTGATTTAGAGGTGAGAAGTTTCCGGCGAATTTGTAGGTATGGCCATCATAATCAAATACAACTGCTTCAACGGGTGTTGTAATTTGTGAGAAATCCTTAATCTTATTTAGGTGCCTTTGCATTACTTCCATGGCTGCGGGATCTTCAATACCTCGGGCTGTTATTTCTTTAACTGCGGTGGCTAAGTTATCTCTTAAACGAATAACTTCAGCATCAGTATCAGCAATAAATACACTATCCAAGCCTTTCAATAATTCTACAGAGAAATCATGAATAGCTAATTCTAAAGGTTCAATAGCTTGCAATAGTAGAATTTTTCTAGAATTGATGATGCTATTTAGATCTTGGAGATCTTGTGGAGATAATCCTTTTTTTAGTGCTCGCAGACCAAGATTTCCAGGGAGTTTTAAAAGATACTTAACAATTTCCCTTTTTGTATTTTCCGGCAACTCGGTATCCATTCCCTCTAATAAACGAGAGAACATATAGTCTGACATAGTAGAATTATCAGAGAGATCGTGATCAGACATTTGTCTATCAATTCTAGAAATAGCTATTGATAAAGCCTCTTCGTCTTCTAATTTTTGTAATTGAATAATAGCTTTTCTAACAATTGAGAATTTATTATTAGATAACTGATTTTGCATTCTCTCTAGAGCATTATCAATAATTTCCAGAGATCCTTGAGGAATAGGAAAGTTTTCACCAGTCTTTTTATCAAACCGAAAATGACCAACACTATGGATTTTCAATGTTTTATTATCATATTTGATAACATTTATTGAGCCTGGGTCGTCTTTATCACCAGTAGTGCCGGGATCCATAATCTCAGAATTATACCAGATATCAGCATCACGCCCAAATACTTTCAGTTTTTCTTTATCCGATAAAGCTTCTACGGCCTTCTCAAACGCTGCAAAGCCGCCGGTAAATGCTTTTTCTATTCCGCCTCTGCCGGCAAACTTTTTTGCTAGATCAGCGGCATCTAATCCACCAGCTTTAAGATTTCCTTTGTTTCTTGCACCTTTGGCTTTTCTTTCTAGGATAGAATAAGAGAGAAATAAATTCTGTCCATCTACTTTTTCTTCAGTAGTCATCTCTGCATTGGCTGCGGCTTCTAGAATTTCTTTCATTTTTCCAAAAGATAAATTATCATTATCGTAGAGATGGTCCATATGACCAGCAACACCACCCATTCTATTTCTCCTCGTTTAGAAGCTTCAACTGTTCTTCTAAAGAATTTACACGCTCGTTTAGAGACCTTACATGGCGTTTAATAGAGCGCAGGTGTTCTTTGGCTACCGAGAGACGATTGGTATCTCTCTTATTTGTAACTCTAACACTTGTAACAATATCAAATAACGCCTGTACAGACGCCGCGGGATCTATTTTCCATTCTTCTTTTAATAGAAATACTTTAGTTAGCTTTCTTAACACTGGACTTTTTCTTCTTTGCGGCCTTCTTTGCCTTGGGTTCCTCTTCGGCAGCCTCTTCATCAGAAAGTACTTCTTCTACAACAGGTGCTTCTTCGGCCACTTCTTCAACAGCGGGTGCTGCGGCAGCCGCTTTACCTTCGGCAGCTAAAGCGGCTGTTCTACGTCGTTTTCTTAATCCTGGGCTTGGCATTTTATATCCTCCTTGGGGTAAAATGTAATAAATGTGTATTATAAATAGTTAGAATTTTGTTCTATGACTTAAGAAGATCCGGATTGCACAATGATTACTGAACCACTCACAATATCAAAATAATATTTAGCATATTCTCCTTGTTCATTAGTACCATTAAGATAGAGGTAGTTTCCTGAGCCCGAAACATAAATATCGGCGTTAGTAATCAAAGAATCACCATCAAATTTGAACCAGGGATCATCCACGGATTCGCCGAAGTCAGTAGCAGAAACTTCAGAGATATATGTACTACCACTAGATATAGAAAATTCAAACTTAGCTGGGAGACCCAAATCATTCGTTCCATGAAGATAAAGATTGTTACCGGATCCTGAAATATAGATATTGGCGTTTGTTAAGAGAGTATCTCCGCTGAAATATAATTCGGCATCACCTGGGATATTAACATTAAGATGCCCATGTTGACCAATACTAGCACTCAAAGAAGAGCTAAGTGCAGTCAGCTTAGTATCAAAACTAGCACTCAAAGAAGAGCTAAGTGCAGTCAGCTTAGTATCAAAACTAGCACTCAAAGAAGAGCTAAGTGCAGTTATATCTCCGGAAAGACTAGCCTCAGAAGCTTGAGCACGATTGATTTCATCACCCAAAGCCACAGAAAGAGCTAGCTGATCATCTTCTACATCATCTAAGCGTGCTTCATATACTTGTGAGATTGCAGATCCTGATAAATCGTTTATATCAAACCACGTTTTAATGGCGCTAGCCATAGCGTGGTGCGGAGATATATGACCTAAGTCTCTTTTTCTAGCCATTATTCAGAACCGTCAAATCCAAGCTCTGGATCCGTAGTACTTATTCTATAATGACGAGAAACATATCCAAATAAGTTTATGGTACTGTTGGATGCGGCTTTAGCATAAATACTAATATTTTCATGAGGTACTCCGGGGTAAACCGTTATCATTCCTGTTTGTTGTGTAATACTTACTTCTATTGTTTTTGAGGGATCTGCAAAGGTACCACTACCTCCTATTTCTAAAGTCAAAAGCACAGAACCTGCACTATAATTGGCAACCCATAAATAAATCTCATCTACACAGTAGTCTGGACATGTATGAATTAAGTTCCCAGCAGTTGTAATATCTATGGGAGCAGTGTTGGTAGCACCACTTAACTTAATTCTAGCTACAGAGACCGGATTTGCCTTTATAGCCTTAGAATTAATAGTTGGTTTTGATAATGAGTTTGATAAGTCAGCCATAAAATGTCCTCTGGAATATCAATATATACTTTATTGACCGAAAACTTGATCCATCTTTGTTTTCATTTCTATAATCCATATCCTATCAACCTTTGTATTAGTTTTTAGTTTGCTTATTTTTTCCCATAAAATCATTTCGCCTTTTGCAACTGATTTCTTTAAAAATACTTTGATAGCGACTAAGGGTGAAGATAACCCTACATTTTCTATTACAGGATATCCAGCAAATATGACTCCTATAAGTTCATTCTTATCATTTATAATGGGCGATCCGCTAGATCCTGGCTTTGTTGGTATAGTATAAACGGAATATCCTCGGTCATGATACCCCGAGAATGTCCCCTTGAAGATTAGAACAGTTCCAGGCCAGAATAATCCATGCGGTGCAGCCATATTAGTTACAATTTCCCCACGAAGCGGTTCTTTTTTAGCTACTTTGAGAGTAGTAGGATTATTGAAAACATCAGATACCTGCATGAGACAAAGATCAAATTGCTTGTTTATATCAACAACAGTTGCTAAATGTTCTGTCCCGTCTAAATCAACTACCTTAAATGTTGATCCTTTTTTTATAACCTTATATCCATTTATATTTTGAACTTCCGGAATATTGCTCTCGCAAGAATGACCAGCAGTCAAAACATAAGAAATATTTTGGGCTATCTCACTGTGAAAAACATATGCGCCAGAGGAAACATATCTCATAACTGCCTTCTGACATTTACTTTTTTTCGTCTTAGGATCCTGTCCGCATCCTTCAAGTTTTATTGATTGTTGTATTTGGGCGAAGGCTCTTCTCGGTAAGATTTCTTTTTCTTGCCCTGAATTTATATTGATTGTGGTACACCCACTAGTACAACTTGTCAAACAAAATAACCAAACTATAAGAAACTTTAAGTAAAAAGGTGTTTTTTTCTTCATAGCTTAGTAACTAGACTGAAAGGATACTATTTATCCTCAGTAAGTCTATACAAAGACTGCGCAGAAGGGACGAAATAATAAAATGATTAGCAGTATTATGTTATCAGGTCTCCTGATGATTTTAGGACAAGGCACTGACTTTTCTAATATTTGGAAGAAAATAGAAGGAAAGTGGTCCTATGTTGGCCAGGTCAAGGAAAAAACACAAATTCTTTTTTGGATAGAAAAGAATTCAAAAAGCCATGAGAACGAGATACTTATTAAAGAGATAAAGAAAATGCCTTTTATTACTTTATCTCCGCAGGGAGAGGTATTTGATATAGATCCACTCCCTTGAGGAGTGCTCTTTGTCAAGCTTCTTAGAAAACCTTAAAAGTCTCAAGCGTACCATATTACTTGGAGTGTTGGCAATCGCCAGTGTTTGTTCTCTTTATTGGCAGATTAAAGCCAATGAGAACTATCCTGTAGTAATTCCTTCTGGAACCACCTATTATACCCCTGGGCAAAATAATACGTGTAAATGGGTTATTCATATAAGCAATGAAATTACTACCTTTCCTGGTGATAACTCTTCTGCACAAATAGGAATTCCTGAAGTTATAGAAAATGGATATATCTCCGGTATTATACAAAATGGACCCGGATTATCTTTATTATTAGCCTTTAAGCTTCCAACACAATCAGATTCTACCCCGCCTATTATTCTTACCGCAATTTATGAAATAAAAGATTTGCCAATTAGGCAAATTAGATTTAGAGTATTTAATAGCACAGTTCTCACCATGGTAATTTATGATACACAATCAGCGTGTGTTGAGGCTGCCATGAAATGAGAAAAATAATCATCCTCTTATCCGGAATAGGTCTTATAAGTTGCGAAGATATTCAACTAATTCATCATGAATGCCCAATTGGACAAACTCGCGAATGTTCTTGGGATTCAGAGAGTATTAGACGACCTGTTGGACTGTGCAAATTTGGGATTCAGAAATGTATGGCCACTGGATGGTCTGATTGTGACGGTGCTGTTGGACCAACGGAAGAAATTTGTGATGGATATGACAATGATTGTGATTTACATGTTGATGAATCTTATCCTGAAGAAAATCAACTTTGCGGATTTATTGAAGGCATCAATTATGGAGTCGGTGTTTGTAAACCTGGGATATCAACTTGTGTAAATGGTGTCATTTATTGTGAAGGACATATTGGGCCCTCTGAAGAATTCTGCGATAATCTAGATAATGATTGTAATGGAACTATAGACGATAATATACCGAATCAGACAGCTATTGTATGTTATGAAGGACCTCTCGAAACTCTACATGTTGGAGAATGTCGCGCAGGGGTTCAATATTGTTCAGAAGGTGGATTTGGAGAATGTGAGGGGCAAATATTACCAACAATTGAACGATGTGATAATCTAGATAATGATTGTGATGGATTGGTGGATGAAGGGATGGATGAATCTCCTGTTGATATAGTTTTTGTGTTAGATGTTTCTGGCTCTTTTAATGATGAGATTGGGACGATGATAGCAGGCATAACCCCTTTGTTGTCTGATCCTGTTACTAGTAATTTCAGATTTGGACTCGTTGCTATAGGAACCAGGGATAGAAAAAACACTCCTGGCGATGCTGGTCCGGGTTCTAACTTTGAATATATGAGATTGATGACCGACTTCGTCCCGGCTGCCGAATTTCTATCATTTCTAAATGAAAGTAGAATTATACCCAGCAGCGGTCGAGAGCCCTCTTATGATGCTTTAGCTTATATAATGGATGGGACAATGGGATTGACTTTTTCGGAAATTAGTCAAAAAGTAATAATTTTAATGACAGATGAAGAAGGACAAACCTATAACGACCCAGCCGGCACCCCTATGAGTTGCTTTGAATTAGCTAGGGATAATTTCTTTAATATTTATATCTTTGCCTTAACACAACACTGGACTTCATTTGCGGCTATTATTGATAGTAATCAAACAAGGTACTTTTCCCCGTCTGTGAATTCTTCTGTTGTTTTCCAGCAAATTCGGTCTATCTTTGATGGGCTCTGTTTGGGAGAATAATTACTCTTCTTTTTTCTTTTTACCTGTTTTTTTAGAGGCTCGCTTTTTGGCGGGCTTCTTTTTTAGCTTTTTCTTTTTGGGCTCTTCATCATCTTGTCTTCCTAGAATAATCTTCTCATCTTTTTTCATAGAATAGGAAGTATTACCATCTGTATCAATAAAATGTACTGCCAAACCTTCCTTTATCTTGATATATTTATACATATACTCTTCTATCACTATATCTAATTCTGTAATTTGATCTGAGAGTGTTAATACAATCTTTTTCAGATCTTCTATCCCCTCTTTTGCCCCCCGACCATCACCTTTTCTTAAAGCAGCTAAAAGCCCCGGTACTACACGGGGATGAACTCTTTCAAAATCAGCGATGGCATCTAATAAAACAAGGTGCAGGTGCTTCCCTACCTTATAGTTCTTTATATTCAGGTTTAATATAATATCTTTGACTTCCATTTTGTGCTCCAATCCATAATATTATAATTAGTAGTTTTCTTTTACATGTTTGGTTATTATATTTCTTATTACTTGTTTTTCTTCTTCTGTTTCTGCATGCGCCCAGACCCAAGCCATGGATCCCTTTAGCCTGCTAACATATATACTCTTACTCTGTATAGAACTCTCTAGTTCAGAAGCTATATCGTCGGAATTGATATCAGATATATCAATGTCCAGGGTTGAAGCTATTGTGAATAATTCTGCTACATCATCCTCGCTATATGCTGTAGAAGCCTTTTTGAAATAGGATGTGAGGAATTCTGATTCTACTTTATCTGGATGTGTGATCTTGGAGATTCTTCTGTAGAGTTTTCGCATCGTTTCAGACTTGGGTGCCTTCTCATCTATTTCTTGTTCTCCGGAGTCTTCTCCTTCTGAATGGTCTTCTGTTCCTTTATTCATTTTGTCTTGATGTTCAATCATCCTCTTATATTCTTCTGGAAACTCTTTATAAAAGGCCTCCTTATACTGAACCATTTTATCCGTCGTCTCATTATAGTCTTCAGTGACGTACTGTGATTGTAGGACAAGCTTCTTTATGTTCTTTTTTTTGGGCATACAATAAATATCCTCTTAAATAAGAAAGAGGCGACCGAAGCCGCCTCTTTCATGAAACTTATAATTCTTGACTAAAGTCAGGGATTATTCAGCAGTAATGGTTAACTGCATTGCGCTACCTGAGGCGACCCCTATTTCAAATGCCATTTTGATATAGTTATCAATCTTAAGCGTTTTGAGGGTGGAATCATACACCATATTACCCATTCTAGTATCTACAGAAGCGATATATTGACCAAGAGCATTATCAGCATTATTTGAGTTAATTTCGTTCTGATCAACATCAGACTGGATAGTGGCATCAGCAGCATCAGAGTCAGCTTCGTTCTGATCAACATCAGACTGGATAGCAGATTCAGCAGAGCCTGCACGACTAACTTCAGCAGCTAGAGCGGCTGTGAGAGTAGCTTCAGCAGCATCAGAGTCAGCTTCGTTCTGATCAATGTCAGCCTGGAGAGCAGCATCAGCAGCAGCCCGATCAATAAGCTCAGCACTTAAAGCTGCTTCGTCAACCGTAGCACGGGTTGATAGAGAAACATCAGCAGCATCTGAGTCAGATTCATTCTGATCAACATCAGACTGGAGAGCAGCATCAGCAGCATCATAGGCAGATTTCATGGCTGCGAGTTCAACGTTCAAATAACCGTCGTTTTGAAGTTCAACCTTTGTAACAACCATAACTGCGGCGAGTTCGTCACCGGATGTAACCATATCTCTTTGTAACACTAGACCATCAGCAGATCCACTTGTAATTCTAGGCATATTATTTCCTCCTTGGGAAAGTGTAATTTGAACCGACACAGAATCCACAGAACTATAAGAGTTAGTGGCTCTGAGTTTATATATAACTGATTGTGTAATTGTAACTTGTTTAGAGGTTAACCCAGTAACCGATTCAGTATTTGTAAGTAGTCCATTTATATATGTTAATAACTCTAATGTACTAGAATAATTTGTGTTCCATGTTAGTGTTATTGTTTGCCCCGAAGATGCGGAAGCAGCGGATGAAGCAAATGAGTTTATGATGGGAACTTGGTTTACCAAAACTTGCCCGTTTGAGGCATAATAAGTCGGCACGTCTAAAGCATCAGCGGTCACAAAGAAATTGTCGATATATCCTTCCCAGTCGCGACTACCACCGATATCAGTTCCGATAGTTACGCTGTTTGAGCTATCAATATTATAAGAAACACTGCTGGATTCTACTTGAGTACCATTCAAATATAATCCTGTAATTCCTGAGTTTCTAACAAGCCCTAAGTGATTCCAAACACCTCTTAGAGCATTGACCCCAGCGTTATGTGTGAATATTACGTCGTGAGTACCCCCTGGAATTGGCTGCCCGTAGACGCTAATATTATGGTGGTTCAAATATATTCTGAGAGGAGCGGTGGCGTTCAATGTATTTGTAGCCAATAAAACACCATATAGATTATAAGTTGAATCATCGGGCATATAGAACCAAGTGCTAATTGTATAGTCACCGGTTCCAAAATTGAACGCAGAGTCATCGCTGAAGGTTATGTTGTCATTTACAC